ATGTAGCCAAGGGCAAATATGCAAATCGTGTGCGTATGCAGTTTTGGTATGGTAAGCAATTTGGTATTAACGCCAGTGGTAGCCCTGTTGGTCAACACAGTTTGCTCAGTGCAGCACCGGGTTGGAAAACTACCAACGCTTACAACGGTTTATCAACATTGTTTGTGCGTTATGAGTGGAAGAAAGCAACCACACAAGCAGAAGCAGACAACAATCCATTCACAGGCAACATTCCTAACATCAAAGTAACAATGTTAGGACGCAAAGTGTTGCCATTGGATTCAACTGCTGAAGCAACTGATTATGTTAGTGATGTTAACGCAGGACGTGAGCGTTACTCAACAAACCCAGCAGAAATTATTGCGGACTACTTGCGTAATCCATTCTACGGTAAGGGTCTAAGCAATGCAGAAATTGACTGGGCTAGTTTCCGTATTGCTCGCAACAAGTATAACCAAGAAGTCACTTATGTAAGTGGCGTTAAGGGTCCTATCCTTACTACCAACGTGGTCTTGGATACTAACCAAACAATCTTTAACAACCTTAAGTCATTGTTGCAAGGTTGCCGCAGTTACCTACCATATGTGCAGGGTGCTTACAAATTAAAAGTAGAAGACGCTGGTAATGCCACTGACATTCTTAGCGGCAGTGCTACCATTGCGGCTACATTTACTCCCGACAACATTGTAGGCGACATTAGTTATTCAGGTATTCCACGTGGCAGCAAGTATACACAATACGAAGTTACCTATGTTGATCCAAACAACAAATGGGCAACCAACACTGCTGTTTACCCAGTATTAGAAGAAGACAGAAATGCTTACGCTGCCGTCGACGGTGGACGTGAGAACAAAGGCTCAGCAACATTCCCAACAATTACAAACTACGCTATGGCTTATGACATGGCTCGTTTATTGTTTGAAAAGTCACGCTACCAAGAAAGTCTAAACTTAAAAGTAACTAGCCAAGCAATGGAACTAGAGCCAGGTGACAACATTCAAGTCCAAGGCAACGTGCTTACACTGACAATTGGTGAGGATGCAATTCCATGGCGCATTATCAGCATCAAACTTAACGATGATTGGAGTTATGATTTAGGTTGTGTTCGCAACCCAGACAGCATTTACCCACATGGTCGTGCTAATGAGCGTGATGTTATTCTTCCACCATACATTCCAAAGTATGATACAATTTTATATCCTAGACCAGAAACAGACTTAGGTTTATACCCACCGAGTTATGCTTACATTGGCACAGGCAGTATTACAAGTCCATTGGACCCTCCAACACCAACTGACCCAACAGGCACTACAGGTGGTGGAGTCGGTGCTGGCGATGGCACACAAAATACTAACCCAGTAACAGTTCCTCCTACACCAACACCTCCACCTGTGAACACATTAGTGGACTACATTGATGTGCTTAAGGCGGACTACACAGTTAGTGGCGGATCAGTCAATGCAACTATTGAATTCTTGCAACCACCAAATCCAAACTATGCGGGTGTGGACTTTTGGTATAAGCGCAACATTGCAACTGACACAGTTTATAAAACTGCACAATCAACAACAATCCCGGGAGCGGGTCAAAAAGTCAGTTACACATTTACGGATTTGATCAAAGGTCAAACACCTTATATTGTTATCAGTCGTGTGCGTTATACTAATGATTACAACTCTACTGTTAGAGGCACATTTACATTGAATGTAAGCGGTGCAATTAGCACTGAGCCAATCACTGACTTACCACCACAAACACAAGCAGGCTGGACACCTCCTAATACGACTCCAGATCCTGCGCCAGTCAATGTGGGCTTTAATTCAATACAGGCAATTCCTACTTACGAAAGTGCAGGTGTGCCAACTGAAGACCGCGGTTTAGTATGGACTCTTATCCAAGACATTAACCAAGTCCCATACACTACAGAAATCGCTGGTGTAAACATTTATTACAAGCAACAAGACGCTACTTATTGGACCAAGCACGAAGAAACATTCAATGGCAGTTACCAACCCGGACAAGCCTATACCTTTACTCCCACATTGGACTTAGGTATTCGCACATATCCAGGTAGTGACACTGACCCTGGTGTTCCAGGTGATCCACTTGATGACTATGACTTCATTGTGCGCTTCCGTTACAAGTCTGGTGTAGAAAGCACTGTGCAATTACGTTGGATGGGTGTTAACGTAGAAAACACCACTGGCGCTATTGTTTTAAGTAGTTTTGGATCAGGCGACAGATTGTGCATCAGCGAAGAAGCAGGCAAGTATCAACCAACACTAGCACCAGCAGGCGCAGTTGCAGACACACGCGATATGCACATTGGTATACAAACAGTTACCACATTGGGCACAGGCGATGTGATTAACTTTAGAATTACTCCTCCAGACATTGCTGATCGTGGCAATTGGTATGGTGTGCGTGTGCGTGTTAGAACAATACCACTAGGCGGCGGAACCAGTGCATTTGACACTTACAGTTACTTGCCGGTTAGTTCTAGTGGCGGCATCTACAGCATTACTAATGTGCCAACTGCTTATGATCGTAAGATTCAATACGTGTTGACTCCAGTAGTGCGTTACGGTGGTGCTAAAACAGAAGGACGTTACAGTTGGGTAGGCGAAGGCACAGTTCACAAGCGTCAAACAGCAGTGGACTATCCAAGTGATGCCAACTGGATTCGCGCACTGAGTTTCAAAGAAATGTCCAGCGTAAACATTCCAGAACTAGAAGCAACACCATTCCCTACAGCCAATGCAGTAGTGGCAGTTAAGAGTTGGAAGCGTGTGTTTAAGAACACTGGCTATCTAAACAGCCCTAACTACACTTACTTTGAACTTGAATACAACGCAAGTCACATCACAGGCTTAACAGGCGTTAGAATCTATCGACGTGCTTATGAGCCAGCAACATATACTGCGGCAAAATACTATGGATTGGGTCGTTGGGAATACATTGATGTAGTGCCAGGCACCAATGCCACAACATTGGATAACGGTAATGTCTTGGTTAATTTAAGAACCAGCACAGGCTTTACTGAATTCAATACTTACTACGGAACTACGGGTAATACTGATCCGCTAGAAAACACAACATATGGTTGGGCCGTGAAGAAAGTTCTTCACCCATTGGGTCTAAGAAATGAATTTGTTATCGTAGCACAGACCAGTGCTGGATACAGTGTTAAAGGTATACAGTGTGCGTTTATTACAGGCAACGGTGTTACTACAACACCTAACCCAAATAAAGAAGTAACATTAAGCGATTATGACAGTTGCGTTGCAGGATACAAGCGTAATATTGAACCCGGTGGCGATGGAAGTCGTGCAAACACTGCGGATGCCAGTTTATTAACCGCTAACTCAAACACCGCTGCTAATTACTATGTTGCTCCAACACCAACAAGAGGAAGTTCAGTAATATGACAATAGCAAGCCCAACAGGCGTCTTAGACGAAAAATTAGGATATGTAGTAGGAACCAACGACGGAGGTTGGGCGGATCTTACTACCTGGGCAGACTGGACTTCTTATAAAAGTGATCCCAGCAGAACATTGACTTGGTTAGTTGATCCAATTGATCTTGGCTCTGTCAAGACTTTTGCATTGACCATAACTACAAACTGTAATGGTGTTGCTGATTGGAAGGTTTACACAAGTGACACTGGTGAATTTGATGGTGAGGAAACTGAAACCGTTATTGTTAATGAAGAGACCTCAATCCCTGCATTCACAGGCAGATACGTTGTTGTTGAAGTAACAGTAAACCAAACAACATTGCCACCTGAATTGTATGGCGTAGAAGTCCAAGTCAGCAATGCTCGGAGTCAAATGAGCATTGATGCAGTGGATACAACTACACTTGATGGAACCATTGACAGTTACTTGATTCCATTGCCAAAAACAGTAGGTGCCATTACCAACATACTGATTACTCCACGTGAAGTCCCGGCTTACAACATGGATGTGTATGTTACCAATACACCAACATCAACCACAGTAGTCCCACGTGTTACTGACACTACTGCTGCAACGCCAGCGTTTGCCTTAGTAGGTATGGACAATCATCCTAAAGATGGTGTTGTGGACATCAAAATAGAATACTTGCCCGAGATGTATATCCGCGGAAATAACATACTTGTGCGTTAAAAATAAATAAAAAGAGGATAACAAATGACATTTCCAACAACACCAATTAACACCAGCAACCTAGACGAATCAACAGATGATCCTAGTCTTGCTCGTGCGGACTTGCTAGATGCAGTAGAAAAACTAAACACGATCATTGACGAAGCGGGTCAAGCCAATGGTGTTTGCGTATTATCAGGCACTGGTCGTATTCCAGCCACAGCATTGCCTGTGCAAATCAGTCTTACCAGTGGTGTGCAGGTTATCAATCCCACAAGCGGCATTGTTAACATCCAAGACGTATTGCGTATGCAACAAATGACCACTGCGGACATTGAAGCCTTAGTAGATCCACAAGCAGGCGATATTGCGTTTGCTAGTGATGGTGACGCAGGATCACCATGCTTATCCGTATATAACGGCACCGATTGGGTCCGTATCTCAGTAGGAGCCGCTATCAGCGCGACATAATATGAATGATATTGTAACAGTAGAAGCAGAACGCACTAACTTGGATTTACACGTAGATCTTTGCGCCCAACGATACACATTGTTGGAAAAGCGTTTGTCTACTGTTGAGGCTAAGGTAGATGGTCTTGGCGAACAAATCCAAAAATCTAGTTCAAGTATTTCGGCAGTTATCATTACCAGTTCTGCCACTGTGGTTGCAAGCCTATTGGGTTTGATAGCCACACTAGTCTTAAAGTTTTGATTTAAACCTATACTTGTTGCTATACCATAATAAGTATAGGCGCTAGATGAGTCTTAAATGCTAAGATAATTCAGTCAGCCGCTACCCAAGTATGTCCTGGCTATAATTAACTGAAATTTCAATTTTTACCCCTTTAAACCTGCGTTTTCTGCCCAAGGAACGTAGGTTTTTTGCTGTCCAAATCTAAACTTGGCATTTTACGCAAGAGATAGATACAGTATGGACAACGAATTATTCTTAAAACGCCTTACCGAAGTAGCCGAATGGCGACGTGCGGATCCTAACAACTATCACCGTGATCGCAAGATGGTAGACGAACCACCTGTGTATACAGAGGCTGAGTTAGAAGCCATGACGGATACAGAAGCAGATGAACTTTATGAGTGGATCATGGCTTGGCGCGAGCAACAGCCCAATGAGCATTTACCTCCTGTAATCATTAAACTCAAAATACAACCCACGGCTTGTGAGGACTGTGGACGTCACTGTGAGAATGGTCGTAGAACAGAACACAAGTTATGCACCACTGGAGCACAGCATTGGCGTCATCGTTGTGCAGAATGCGGACTTTATAAAGATCCAGCGGACGGCAGTTACAGTTTGGATCCTAAAGGCGTCCATCAGTATTTGGGTAGTTATTACAGACCCAAGTTAGGTGCTTATAAGAGCAAACATCAACCCAAAGAAAAAGAAAGCATTGTTAAGCGCCGTGCTAGAGAGCGTCTAAGAGAAATGTTGCCCGCCCAGAAAGAAACTACACACATGGTTGCCTATGACCGCGGCGACAGCACTGTCTACGTGCGTGAGCCTATTTCTAAGGAATAAAATACATCCGTGCTAAATAAAATTGTAGAGATTAGTGTGTTTCCTTTTTACTCATCGAACACTGCGGACAGCCATCCGTTTCCTGGTCTCTACCTTGTTCGACCTTGTCATATTTGTCCTTAGGCTGTCAATCCAAAGTTCATAACTCCAGAACAAGTATCTTTAGTGCAATGCTAGAGTCCAAATAGCCCAGATTAAGACCCTGGGCTATTTTTTTGACTAAAATTCTGTAACCAAAACACCTACTTACATTCTCAACATCACTACGAGGCCGTAGTGACACTAATACATATAAGATAAAATAATTCATGATTACTTCTTGATAATAACAATATGCCTGAGCCATAGGCTCCTGCTTGACTGAAGTTCCTTCCTAGTCAAGTTAATTCAATCAAGTCAATTACTCATTTATTTCTGTTTTTTGGCATAATCCTATTTGACACCTCTATATGATATATGTTATAAATATATTTGCGTTGACAGCCGCAACATTGAGACCAAATATGCACGAACTTTTTAATTTAAAACAAATTACTCAAGCCATTATGGTTGTGAGTCCAAAAACATCTAATCCAAAAGATATAGCCCTGAATTACTTTAATCACACCCGTGCGGCTTTGATTAAGGGATTTCACTTGGCCACTGAGGATCAAATCAATCAAGATATACTGCCCGTGAGTTTTAGCCAACTGAGACACCAATGCGGAAAGTTTGGTCCAAGAGGCCATCAGCAGTATTGGTTTGATTGGTTTCAAGAAAATTATCCACTTATGACACAAGTCCAAAGAGGCCATAAAGTAGGAAAAACAGGAATACTTACTATGGTAAAATCCATAATTGATTTAGACATATTACTAGCAGCCAATGAGCCTAAAGCCATTGTTCGTGCTTATTATCAAGATTTTGCTGATCTTCCTGATTCATCAATTGATTGGGCGCCAATTGATCAGCAGAGCCTAGAGGCTTATATACTGGCCAATAATTCAGTTGAAGCAAGAAATAAAGAACACCAAGCCACATTGGCCATGAACCAAAAGCAGGCTAAATTGATTCAAAGCATTGCATCAGTAATGAATAATCAATTGCCACAAGTAATCAATTGGAGTCTCTTTGGTCGCAAATACTACCGAGGACCAAACTTACAAAGTGTTAGTCGAGTAGTTCGCCATGCTGCCTTAGGTGACTGCTATCAGTATGACATTGAAAGTTCAGTATTTGCTTGGAAACTACATGAATACCATCAACACTATGAACATCAACAGTTTTATGCTACTGAGCGTTACTTAGAAAACAAAAGCAAGTTTAGACAGCGCATTGCTCACTTGTTATTTGGCAATGATTACGAACGCACAATCAAAACCGTTAAACAGTTAATCACAGCCATCGGCTTTGGTGCTAGGGCGACTAATGCAGTATGGCGTGAAGAAAACGGTCAATGGCGCTCTACTAGTCTTGGAGATATTATTCACAGCACTGAAAAACTAAAACTGTTTTTAGAAGATGCTTGGGTAAAAGAATTCATCAATGAACAAACACATCTCAACAAAGCAATCTTTAATGCTAATAAAGAAAATCTAAGAGATCACAAAGAGATTCAAAATGCTAGAGGACAACTTAGTATTAACAAAACAGTCAGTTGGTTGTATCAGCACAAAGAAGCAGAAGTAATGGCTATTCTTGAAGCAGAGTTCAGTCAATACGAAATCTTACTTCGTTGTCATGATGCTATCTATACTAAGAAATCAGTTCCGTTAGCAGAACTTAGGGCATTGTTACAAAAGCACATTACTAATGGCCGCATTGATCAAGAACGACACCGAGCCTGGCGATTTCAAGACAATCAGGAAATTATACAACATCAAACCGCCATTAGACAAGAAGAACTACAAGCAATGCAGTATGCGGAAAGATTAGGTCAACCATATGTGAATCCTGTAGTAGATGAATACAAAACTGAGTCAACTAAAAAGTATGAAGATTTTGATTCAGGCTACTGGGATGAAAACAAGCACATGGAACACTATGATATCAGAAATGACCTTCATTATGAAGGATATAGTGAATTAGAATTACAGCAATTAGAAAAGGAGTTTTACCCACAACAAACAGGCTTACCAAACTTTATACAAGAGTTACTAATCAAAACAAACAAATAAAAGGAAGAAAAATGGCAAATAGTTATGAAGGTTTTGAAGCAATCTTTGCTTCAGTTGTGTTAGGGTATTGTGAATGGAAAAACAATGGACCATTGGATTCAATCGCAGAAGTATGGGAAAAGAAGTTCATCAAGAAGTCAAGATTAACTGCGATGGATCAATCATACTCAGATGTTTACAAAGATGCAATCAATGACTACACTGAATTGGTAATTTGGTATAGCAATCTAAGCGAATTAGAAAAGAACAAGATTTATTCAGAGTGGAGTAAAAGAACATTGTTAACCAAAATAAAATATTCTGAAGAGTGAGGAACTTATGAATAATGATGCAGAGAAAATACAAATGATTTGGCACTATCAATGGATGTTGTTTAAACTAGAACATAGTGATTTTAATTGGTCCAGTGGAAAATCTCTGGGTGATTATGAGTATTGGATACGAGATGTTTATACTCTAGTTAGAAGCCAAGGTTATACTGCTAGGCAATGGTTAAGGGCTTTGCGAACATTACCCAACAAAGACGCTTGGGAAAATGACTTTGTAAGTTTCTTATACATTCCGAAAATCTAACCCAAACTGCCCACAAATAAGTGGGCTTTTTGTTGACTTAATAAATAACAGTATGGACAATATTAACGATGATTTAGATGAAGGGTTTGAAGACCAGCCCTTACTACCCTCAGAAGAGCCCGAGCAAACAGGCTCAGTGCCTAAGTGGGAATATAACGAACGCAAAAACCCTAAATGGGGAGAAGTGACCAAACAGGGTCTTAAGGTTGGACGTGGCAATAAACAAGCCATTGTGCCACCTGATGACGTTTATAAGTTAGGTGCCTTAGGATGCAGTGACAAAGACATTGCTGATTGGTTTGGCATTGATGAACAGACATTGCGCTACAATTTTAAGGGATTTCTGGCAAAAGCCCGTATTGACTTAAAACAGCGATTACGCAGGGCTATGTTGACCAATGCTATCCAAAATAACAATGCCGCAGTTCAGATATTCTTAGCAAAGAACTTATTGGGTATGCGAGATCAGCCAACAGATGGCGAAGATCAACAACCATTGCCCTGGGCGGATTAATTTGACCAAAACATTAGGCTTTGCTCGACAAAGAAGATATAATACAGTTGTGGATTAGGCATAGTTCACAATCTCCAAGTTTGAAAGCCCTCAATCAGCAATGGTTGGGGGTTTTTCTTTGCAACCAAAAACATTGACATCTTAGAGTTCTGACAGTATAATCTACACATACAAACACACAGAGGATCATTTATGAGACTAATTGCTTTACTTACTGTGGCTTTATTGCAAGGCTGTTCGACTTATTCAACTCACTTGAAGACAGGCTGCATTTGGACCTGTGACCAATATACTGACAGTGCGGTGAGTTATTCAGGCACAGCACAACCCAGCACCTACACACCTAACATGGGTATTACAGGTAGTCAATACAATTTGCCCTCTGGCGGTTACATGGTAATCCGTAGTGGCTCAACAACCTCAGTAATTCAAACTTCTAAGTCACGATGAAACCAGATCCTAAACCCAATCTTAGCGAAGCCGCTATCCGTGCCAACATTGAATACTATGCCGCACAAAGTGCCAAGGCCGCACAGGCTTACAGATCCAATTTGGAATATGAAACTTATTGGATCAAGAGGCTCCATGAACTTACTAGAAGTTGATTTCCAGGTAGAACAGGAACACACATTCTTTACTGAAAGTCGTTTGGCTAGAAGCATTGTGTTTTATGATTATGTCAGTCAGCACTACTACCTTGATCCAGATAGTGAACTAGCCATGTGGTTAACACTTAATGGTATTGGTGTTATGAGAAAAGTTGAAGTTTCCATAGCATAACTAGCCCTTTTTTGCTGTCTCCTATAAATACAGTATAGGAGATTATTATGGCACATTGGCTTTATAACATTAGATCATTTACCAGCAAGTTAGATGGCAACCTTAGTTGGGAACTATCCTTCATTGACATAGACACAGCAGAAGAATATCGTTGCTATGTTAGTCCTACATTTCGCAATTACAAGAAGTGGCAGGATGTGATTACTACACAACCCCAAGCAGCCATATTCCAAGGACTCAGACTTAAGAAAGACACTGAGTCAGTGCTGAGTGCAGATAGTCGTTTTACTTGGTATAACTTCAAGAACTATGCTACACTACAAGATAATTTAAAAGAATACTGGGAGAATAGTTTTGCCTAAAAGAGGACCACAGCCACACGTATGGCGCTCAGGACCTGATCCTGTAGTTCACGCTATGTATCGATGCTGGATACAGGCCAAAAATCAAGCCAACTTCCGTGCTGAAAAATGGACAATTACATTTGATGATTACCAAGCACTATGGCGCGAGCATTGGGAACACAAAGGTAGGACTCGTGATGATTACTGCATGACCAGAACTGACGATGAGGGTGCATGGGAGTTAGGCAATGTTGAAGTCTTACCCCGCTATGAACACTTTAGCCGCAGTGGTAAGAAGCGTAATGAAGCACGTTGGGGGAAAACAACTTGACCAAGATGCTGAACCCTGACTTTGATCCATTAAGTGACTTACAAGCACTTAAAGAATTGTCTTTGCAACATGAATTGCACTTGATTGAACTGGGCAAAATGTTTGAACAGTTAGTCAAAGCACACAATGCACAGGCACAGTTAATCAAACAAATAACCCAACAAAATACAGAACTTCTTGAACTCTGGGCGTTTAATACCTCAATGCCCAAGTGAGCCATAAATATAGTATCATCAGGGATACTATAAAATGACCAAACCCATTATAGTCCTACGCACAGTAAAGGGCGAGGCACTAACATACGCAGAACATGATGCGAACTTTACAAATCTTCAGGATGCCACAGTAAGCCTAACCGCAGGCTCAGGTGGCACTGAAGTTATTAGTGATCTTAATGGCAACATCACTTTGGTTGCAGGCACTAACATCAGTCTTAGTGGCAACAACACTGCTAAGACTATTACTATCACCAATACTAGCCCAGGCGGCAATTCTTTTAGCACAATCGCAGTAGGTGCAACCAACGTAGTTGCGGATTCTACTAGTGACACTTTAACACTGTTAGCATCAGGCAGCATTACACTCGCAGCCAACGCCGGCGCGGATTCAATTACCATTGGCAGTAGTGCAAGTGGCACAGTCAACACAGGCGCTGATGGAGCATTGGCATTTTATCCAGGTGGTTTTGCCACTACTGATGTAGTCGATGATACACTGATCAGTTACTCACAAGCAGTGGGTATTCAAACACTCACAGCACAGGATGAATTCGAGATTGCCAGTGGTAGTGACATTACACTAACAGCCGCTATTAATGGCGACATATGGTTAGACACATTTGGCACTGGCTCAGTAACAATTACCAATGACAGTGTTCCTGGCAATTTAAATGTAGCCTCAATCAGCAATGGCGGTGCGGGTGTCATTATTGATTCCGGCACAGTGGGTATTACCAGCACTACTGACGCTGACATTTACATTACACCCAACGGCACGGGCAAATTAGTTGTTGTGGGTGACATGACTGTAGGCGATGTCGCCGCAGGTGCAATTATTACTAGCAATTGGAACAACACAAGTAGTTTCTTAACGCTTCGTGCTAGAAATTCAACCACAGTAGGTGAAGTGTTATTAGAAAATGCCAATAGTTATTTAAAAGCAGGCGGTGCTGGCACAGCGGGTAGAGCATACATACAGGCCGTTGATGGCGATGTGCATTTACAGCCAAAAACATCTACTGGTAAGGTAGTAGTAGGTGCCGCAAGTGGCACAGGTGGAACCACCATCACTAGTTTCACTACCAATGATCTAGTATTAAACACTAACTCAGGAACCAACAGCGGAAGCATTACTCTTACACAAGGTGCTAATGCTAACATCACAATCACACCAAACGGCACTGGCAAGACTGTTATCAACAACATAGTAACAACTGAAACACTTTACAATAATGGTAACAGTGGTGCTGCCACTATTACTCCCAACGCCGCTAATGGTTCTATTCAGAAATACACACTAACGGGTAACATTACTTGGAACGCATTTGGCACTCCAGTTGCAGGACAAAGCATGACCATGTTGTTAGTCCAAGATGCAACAGGCAGTAGAACACTAACCTCTACTATGAAGTTTGCAGGTGGTAGCAAAACACTCAGCACAGCAGCCAATGCTACTGACATTATGACTGTTTACTATGATGGTTCAACATACTACGCCAGCCTAAGCAAGGGATTTGCTTAATCAAACTAAACAGTTAATTTTATAAAGGATAACAAACTATGACTTGGCCTACAACACCAATTCCAACAACAAACTTAGACGCAGGATCTGATCAACCAAGATTAGCCCGTGCGGATTTAAAACAAATGGCAGATGCAGTCAATGATATTCAAGCCACTTTTGACATTAACGGTGCCAGTGATGGTGACATTATTGTTTACAATGCCTCTACCAGCACATGGGAAATGACTGATGGTGCCGCATATATTGCAGCCAATGCCACACCAGGAGCAATGGACGCTTGGGTTGCAGTTGGTTCAGGATCTAACACCAGCGGTAGCGTAGCCACATTGCCTATTAGTGAAGCATTTGATCCTAATAACTTTATCACTGTGTCCAGCAATCAAATTAGTCTCACAGCAGGTAACTATGCTTTTGAAGCACACGGTGTAATATTGGACAATCCAGACTCATCAGCCGCGACTGGTGCTACTCCTATTCAAATTAGAAACGTAACTGACAGCACTGACATTGGCACTCTAAGCAGTTTTCTATTAGACGGAACCACAGCAGGTGTCAGACCCAAGGATGCTAGAAGTAATTGGGTGTTTTTAACATTGGCCTCAACCAAGACTATTTCATTTAGAATTTCAACTGGTTATTATTATTCCGGTGAACAAATCAAGATAACAAAATATAATTGATGTTTTTTGTCTTTTTCTAGGGTTTATTTGACTTTAGGTTAAATAACAATGAGATCAGAAAAATAGACAACGGGTGTTGTCTGTTTAATTAAATTTAAGGAGAATTAAAATTTCTGCCGCATCCAACTATCTAGAGAATAAAGTTCTCGACCACGTGCTACGTTATGGCACAGCACCATACACAGCACCAAGCACAGTTTACCTAGCATTGTTCACAGGCACAGCCGGAACAACACTAGCCAACTTAGAAGCAGGCACATTAACTAATGAAGTCACTACTTCAGGCACTGCTTATAGCCGCAAGTCAATCACTTTTGATGCAGCCAGTGGTGGCAGCATTGACAATGCAAGTCCAGGCGTAACCTTTGATGCTGCAACTGCATCATGGGGCACAATCACTTGTGTAGCATTGATGGACGGTGGCACAGCCGGTGCAGGCAACGTGCTATTCTATGGTGAAGTTACCACAGCCAAAGCAATTGATTCTGGAGATACTTTCTCCGTGTCAGCAGGCGCACTAACTGTTAGCCTAGCCTAATAGTTCAAGTCTTGATAAGGGGGTTCGCCTCCTTTCAGGCTGAGTAACCCAGTGTTAAAGACTTAGACTCCTTTAGCATTGTAGAACAAACAATTAGTGGAGCAAGTCACAAATGAATAAAGAAGAAAAATTCTGGAGTAATGTAGATATTAATCAATCTACAGATTGCTGGAATTGGAAAATGAGAAAAGATGCAGATGGTTACGGAAGAACACATTTGTTTTATCCTGACATCTACAAAAAAACAGGTGCTCATCAGATTGCTTGGCTTTTATCTGGAAAGACGATAAAAGAAGGACAGATGATTAGACACATGTGCAACAATCCAAGTTGCTGTAATCCAAATCATTTAAATGTAGGAACAGCAAAAGACAATGCTTTAGATTGCGTCAAATCAGGAAGAACATTAATTGGCAGTAAAAATCCAGCCAGCAAACTTACTGAACAAGATGTTAAAGAAATAAAACAAGAACTTGCCAATGGTAAGAAACTTGGAGCAATGTTAGGAAAGAAATATGGTGTCTCAAAAGTTATTATTTCAGACATCAAACATAATAAAACTTGGAGACACGTATGACAACAATTTACACAAGAGCCACGAAGGGCAGTGCTCTGAGTTGGACAGAAGGTGATGCAAACATAACCAATCTTAACACAGACAAGATTGAATTAACTGATCTCAGTGTAAGCACTGCCACAGCCAGCAGTGGAGGCAGTTTAAGTTATAATGATACCACAGGTGTGTTTACATTTACACCCGCTGACGTCAGCGCAAGTGGTGCGACTACATTAGATGAACTTACAGATGTAGTAATTACAACTCCAGTCACAGGTCAAATATTGATCTATGATGGTGCTGATTGGATCAACGGTGATGCAGGCATTGACCTTACTGATCTTAGTGTAGGCACAGAAGGCACAGCAAGTGGCGACGGCAGCATTGCTTATGACAACACCACAGGCGTGTTTACATATACACCACCAACAGCAGCAGGCATTGGTGCATTGGCTGACATTGTGGCGGACACTACACCGCAATTGGGTGGCAGTCTTGATGTTAACGGTAACAGTATCGTATCCGTAAGCAATGGCAACATTAGCATTACACCGAACGGCACTGGCAAAACAGTAATATCAGCAATGAACTATGGAGAAGGAGCCATTTACAGTATTGGCACAACTTCAGGAACTATTACCCCTAACGCTACTAACGGCAACGTGCAGACCATTACACTTAACGGTAACTTGACTCTAAACGCATTTGCTAGTCCTGTGGCTGGACAAAGTATTACACTAAAGATTGTTCAGGATGCAACAGGAAGTAGAACATTGACTTCAACTATGAAATGGGCTGGTGGTATTAAGACATTAAGCACAGCAGCCAACAGCATTGATATCGCCAGCATTTATTATGATGGCACTAACTACTTTGCCTCACTTGCTAAAGGATTTGCATAATGCCATTAGGATCTTTCAGACTTAACTCATTAGCCAAGTATGAGGCACCTAGTGGCCCTACTTGGAACAAAAGCACACGCTACAACAATGATTTGACCATTACTGGCACAAACATTACACAAAGCACAACCAGCCCTAAATTTGGCAGTGCCAGTTTGTATGCTAACAGTAGTGCTGGTTCAGGTGATTACTTTGAAACAGTAGTGACCTACACAGACTTTGCCGCAGGTGCTTGGACCATTGAAGGTTTTTACAAACTAGGACAAATTGATGGCAGTGGAACTTATAGATCTATATTAGGATCATATGCGGCTGACAATAATTCAATGGCTGTTAACCTTCGTAGTTTTGGTTCAGGCAGTTATTACATTGAATACTACTGGCAAGGTGAGAACTGGAACGGCAACGCTAACGGCACAAGTGGAACTTTAACGGCCAACACTTGGTATCATTGGGCTATTGCTAGAACCAGCAACACTATCAACGTTTATGGCAATGGCACTAGAACATCAAGTCGTTCTACTGCCAAGAGTAATCTCTTTGGCACAGCAGGAAAAGTTCGTGTGTTTGGTATAGGTGGCGGAAGTTCGATGACTTCAAGTTACCAAGATGCGTTTAGACTCAGCAACAGTGCTCGCTATACTGGCACAACATTAACAGTGCCTACTGCTGAATACACCAGTGATGCTAACACCAAGTTGATTATGAACTTCAATGGTGCTAACGGCAGCAACATTACTACGGACAGCACAACATGATAATCTATATTTTAGTAAATGGTCTAGAAGTTACCACTTCTGATCCTGTGTTAACAGAAATGTTTCAAGCAGTGATTGACAGTTTCTTAACAGACGCTGACACTACTGCACTAACACAGGCTTATGATAGTAAGGTCATAGAACTATTTGGTCCCGGAGCCAGACACTTAGGAAGCGAACAATGAGCCGCGAAGCATCTGACAATTTATACATTGATTTAGGGTATTTTACTCCTGAGGAGTATTACGTCTATGAAGCAGAGGCTGATGCAGTCTTGTCTTCATCTACTACTGTTACTGCAAATGTAGGGTTTCTAAAACAAGCCAATGCAGTATTGGCCACCAATGTTACTTTAAGTGCAGATGCAGGAATAGTAAAACAAGCAGAAGCCACACTGGCATCCGCTTCTAGTGTTGCAGTTACTGGTAGCAAACTTGTTTCTTTAATCAGACAAGAGCCAGTTACATGGGACGAAATAGAATCCTGGACTGATTGGTATAGAACCACTTGGGATCCTGATTACAGCAATGAAAACTATCAAGTTATTAGTAGTTTAACTGCTGATGGCAGACGAATTAAATTATTTGATGCTGATCTAAATTCAATTAGTAATCTCAGTGCGTCTATCACTAACACTGTTAATGCTGACATAGTTTGTCAGAGTCAAGCCACATTACAAGCAACTGCGTTAAGAACCAAACAGTTAGCAGCCAATATATTATCTGAAGGATTTGTAGTAACTGCCGCTGGCAAGATTGCTGATTTCTTTGTGCCAATGCAGGTAAGTTCAACGCTTACTGTTGATGCTAATACTAATATTTTAGGCGATGTTGTTTTAAGCAGTAACTCTACTTTATTGGCAGATGCAGATGTAGTCCGATCAGCACAAATTAATTTAAACAGTCAATCTGGATTAACAGCCCAAGTCAATGCAACTGTTAGTATTGATGCGGTGTTGCAATCACAAGCAGCATTAAGTGCTGAAATTACGACTCTAATATTTGTCAGCGCGGCACTGAGTGCTGAAGTAAACTTAACAGCCCAAACACAAGGCACTGTTACTGCTGGTGCGAATCTAACTTCAAACACTAGTTTGCAAACCATTGGTCAACGCCGTGCAAGTCTAAATGCGGATATTCTAAGCCAATCTAATTTAGATGCAAGTATTGACAGAGTTGTAACATTCAGTTCTAACATACAAAGCAATGGCTTTATTTTAGTCGCAGGTCGAGCACTACAACTTGATCCATACTTGACCTATGTCATTGAACAAGAGTCAAGAACTTTTGTAATCACTGGAGAAAGCAGACTATTCACTGTAGCAGAAGACAGCAGAGTTTACATCATCACTGAGGAAACTCGTGATTACACTGTTGAACCCAATACACTCGTAAATATCATATAAGGAAATATCATGAGCACAATAGATAAAACAGGATATCTAAAAGATGTGGACGGCATCTGGATTCCTAAAGACCCAGAAGCACAACTAACTTACACATTTGATTGGAGTGAGTGGTTACCAGTAGGCACTGCACTAAGCACTGTAACTTACACATTGCAAGTCCGTGCTAATGATCCAGCACCATTGGTCAAAGAAAGCAGTGGCGTAACAGGCGCTAAGACTTATGTAGAACTCAGTGGCGGTCAAGTAGGTAAAATCTACACAGTTACAGCAGAAGTCGCCACTGATGACGGTTCAATTGATCGTCGCAGTTTCCGTGTTAAAGTAGAGAATCGTTCAGCGTAATGGCGTTAAGCATTCCGCAACAGACTATTGTTGAAGACAGGCATCGCTTTAAAGTAGTGATTGCCGGTCGTCGCTTTGGCAAGACTACACTGGCTATTAGAGAACTGTGTTGGCATGCTAAGGAACCCAATGTGGATGTCTGGTTAGTAGGACCAACTTATCGCAGTATCAAGATGGTGGCTTGGAAGCAACTCAAGCACAAGTTGCAGGATTTGCGTTGGGTCAAAAAGATTAATGAATCCGAACTGCAAATCACACTAAAGAACAATTCAACAATCAGTCTCAAAGGCGCTGACAACAGAGATAGCCTGCGTGGTGCTAAACTAGCATTCTGTGCCATTGACGAAATAGCGGACTGCGATCCTGATTTGTTTACAGAGATTATTCGTCCTGCCCTAGCAGATAGCGAAGGTGCTGCTTTGATTATCGGCACACCCAAAGGCAAAAATAACCACGCATACGAACTGTATTGCATGGAACAAGACCATCCAGACAGTTGGAAAAGTTTTCAATTCACCACAGCACAAGGTGGGTTTGTTACACAAAAAGAACTTGAAGCAGCCAGACAAGAAATGGATGCTAGAACTTATAAGCAAGAATTCGAAGCCACATGGGAAACATTCCAAGGCGTTGTTGCTTACAACTTTACAAGAGAACATAACATAAAACGTTTGGAAAATCCAGACTTAAGAGTGCTACATATTGGCATGGACTTTAACACAAGCCCAGTTACGGCAGCAATCTATGTTCAACAAGGTCGGGAGATGTATCAAATTGACGAAATCCACATGCTTAATTCTCATACGCAAGACATGGCAGATGAAATACTTAGAAGATATCCAAAAAGCCAAATCAAGTGCTACCCAGACCCAGCAGGAGCACAGCGTAAAACCTCAGCGTCAGGTGCCACGGATTTTACAATCCTCAGAAACGCAGGATTTACAGTATTGGCACCCAACAGACACAACCTCGTCAGAGATAGAATAAACAGTTACAACGCAAGACTTTGTAGTTCAGATGGCATTAGACACCTCTTCATAGACCCTAAGTGTAAATACACAATAGAGAGCCTTGAAAAGTTCTGTTACAAAGAAGGGACTCAGGTTCCTGATAAAGGACAATGGGACCATATGTTTGATGCCGCTAGTTACTGCATTGACTTCATGTTCCCGATTAAGCGCGAACGCGAAGAAATAGCACAACCAAAACGTTGGGCACACCAAATAGGATAAAGATATGAATCAAACAATGATAGAACAATATTTAGATGCTACCAGCACTAACATGTTGTATAGCCGTAATCAGCAAACTTGGGAAGATAGTTTGAATGCTTATATGGGAGGTGTTGAATACCAACGTGGCAGTTACCTTACCAAGTATGTAAACGAAACAGCCGCTGAATATAATGCTCGAATTAACAGCACACCACTAGAAAATCACTGTAAGAGTGTTATTTCCACTTATGTTAGTTTCTTATTCCGTAAAGAACCAGAGCGTGAACTAGGCTTGTTAGAATACGACACTACTGTTATGGACTTTATGGAAGATGCTGACCTTGATGGTCGCAGTTTTGATTCTTTCATGAAAGAAGTTTCAGTGTGGAGCAGTGTTTTTGGACACTGCTGGGTAATGGTTGTTAAGCCAAACATTAATGCACAAACACTGGGTGAAGAAATGGCCATGGGATTGCGACCTTATCTAACACTGCTAACACCACTTACTGTAATGGATTGGACTTGGAAGCGTGATGCAGTGGGTCGTTTCAGCCTAAGTTACTTCAAATACACAGAAGAAGCCAACGACACATTTACCACTATCAAAGAGTGGACTCCAGAATCCATTACTACTACTGTTGTAGAGCACAATCAAAAGAAGGTTATTGAAAAAGTAGTCGAGATCAACGGCTTAGGTCGTATTCCTGCTGTGATTGCTTATAACCACCGTAGTCCTGTGCGTGGCATTGGCGTATCAGATATTGCTGACATTAAAGATGCACAAAAGTTTATCTATAACTTGACCAGCGAAGTAGAAGCCAGCATTCGCATCAATGGTCACCCAACATTGGTTAAAACAGCAGGCACTGAAGCCAGTGCAGGTGCTGGTGCTATCATTCAGATGGAAGACAACTTGGATTCAGGCTTAAAGCCATACATGTTGGCAGTCAGCACTGATACTAACTCAATTTACAATGCAATTAAGCACACAGTGGATGCTATTGACAAGATGGCCAGCGTGGGTAGTATTCGTAGTTCACAGCCTAATCGCCAAAGCGGTGTTGCACAAGAGCAAGAGTTCGAATTGCTTAATGCAAAACTTTCAGAAAAAGCAGACAACATCGAACTTACAGAAGAACAAATCTGGGAATTGTATTGCATGTATCAAGGCAAGCAGTGGACTGGCAAGATTGAATATCCAGGCAGTTTCAACATCAAAGATACAGATGCAGAAGTTAATCGTTTAGTCAAAGCCAAACAAGCCGCTACTGATCCACGTGTGTTGCGTGTTATTGATCACGAATTGCTAGAGTTGTTAGGCGAAGATCCTAATATGTTGGGTCAAGAAGAATACAATCCAGAAGACATTCCTGCACAAGTGCCGTTTGATCCACATGTTATGATTGATCCAGCAACAGGTGACAAATATTACGCTAGGACAGAAGCAGAGCACATGATGTATGCAGACATGGGCTATGTTCACGAAGAAGAATGATAGAAAACGTCTTGGACTTTTGGGCTATGATGTTTCTAATCGTAGCATTTAGCCCTTACTTTTTATTAAGTAAACAATGAAGTTAAAAACCACTGAGATAAAACAATACCGTGAAACCCAACTATCACATCAGAATCACAAATGTGCCTTATGTGGTGAGGCTGTTGGGTTGGACGCGGTCCTTGATCACTGTCATAAAACAGGATTGATTAGAAAAGTTTTACATCGTGGTTGCAACACAATGCTGGGCAAGATAGAAAATAACATGCCCAGAAGCCAAATGACCCGGGAGCGACTAGGGGTGTTTGCAAGAAATTTGCTTGCTTACATCTCTACCCAACATACAGATGTATTGCATCCAACACATTTAACCAAGGAAGAACGAAATGAGAAACTTGCCCGTAAGAGGAAGCAGAACAGAAAAAAACAAAAAGAGGCCAAAGCCTCCAATGCCAAAGCGTAAAGGCTACTAAAATACCGATTTTCGCATGAGTTTAACTCATTCGAATAAATAAACTTACAATAACTTCGAAAGGAAGGCGCAGATACAATGACTGACCAAAACATTGGCAACAACGATATGGGAACTGATCCCGCAGGCGAAACTGCAAATCAGGCACAAGCCGCTAAGACATTTACGCAAGATGAAGTCAACGCAATTCTAGCAAGAACTAAATCTCAAATTGAGAAGAAGTTTGCCAGCAAATACGAAGACCTAGGTGATCCAGACGAACTACGTAACATTAAAAGTGATTACGAAAAGCGTCAACAGGAACAAGCAATCAAGCGTGGTGAGTTTGAAAAGACTCTTCAAGAATTAGCAGCCAAAAAAGATGCAGAGATCCAAAAGAGAGATAGTGTGATTAAGGAATACAAGATTAACACTCCTTTGCTTAGTGCCGCCGCACAGTTTCGCGCTGTAAATGCAGAACAAGTAAAAAGTTTGTTAAGTCAGAATGTAAGACTTAATCAAGAAGGTGAAGTTGAAGTAGTAGATACCAAAGGTGCTGTTCGTTATTCAGATAGCGGTGCTCCAATTGGTGTGCAAGACTTAGTGCGAGAATTCTTAGATTCGAATCCTCACTTCGTTGCGCCTACTCCATCGACGACTAATACCAAGACTAACGTCAACAGTGTTGGTTCATCTAAAGTAGATGTCTCAAAGTTGGATTTTAAAAACCCAGAACACCGTAAAGTATATGCGGATTATCGCAAACAAAACGGTTTAGCCTAAAATCTAATTAAGGAGAATTATTATGGCCGGTTCAACAACCACAACTCTAAATGACTTGCTACCAAGTATCGTTGCAGAAGCAATGTTCGTAGCAAACGAGCGCTCTATCATGCGCGGTCTCGTAAAGAATTACACTTTGGCTCCAGGTCAAGGTAAGACAGTTACAGTTCCAATCTACCCAGCACAAACTGCGGCAGCATTGACTGAAGGTGACGAAATCTCTAACACAGCAATCAGCACTTCTGGTGTTACATTGACTGTTGCTACAAACGCAATCCGCACTATGGTTACTGACTTGGCTCGCACAAGTTCAGCATCTAACGTAGTTGCAGACATTGGTCGTTTGTTCGGTGAAGCAGTTGCTAAGAAGATCGACCAAGATCTTATCGCATTGTTCAGCGGTTTCTCTGTTGGTGTTGGCGGTGCTTCTACAGCAATGTCAGCAGCCATCCTAGCACAAGCAGTTGCAAAACTACGTGCTGGTGGTGTTCCAAGCGAAAACTTGGCTTGCGTATTGAACCCATACGTGGCTTATGACTTGAAGTCAGCATTGACTAACACATTTGCTAACCCAAATGCTGGTGTTATCCAGAACGAAGCAATGCAAACTGGTTATGTTGGCACATTGTTTGGTGTTCCAGTGTTTGAAAGTGCTAACTTGTTAGACAACGGCACTGCTGGTGACTACGTTGGTGGTGTATTCCACCGCGATGCACTAGGTCTTGCTATGATTGGTGACATCACTATCGAAACACAACGTCGTGCATCTTTCTTAGGTGACGACATTGTTGCTTCTTGCCACTACGCTGTTGGCGAGTTGTATGACGGTTACGGTGTTAAAATCACTGCTGACTCTAGTCTAGTAGACCCAGCCTAATAACCCACAAGGTTACTAGAATGGCAAAAAGGATCCTTGTGGTCCTTTTTGTTTCTCTGTATAATAGAGACATAACAATAATAAAAGTTATAGTAGTTCTGACAACTACCTTTGCCCCCTGACTTCTACTAAAAGTTTGGGGGCTTTTTCTTGGCTTTTTCCTGCTTCAAACTAAATACTATCAGCAAGAAGGACTTGCTCAATACAATTTACGATGAAGGACATCAGACCATGGCTTACGCAACCCTTGACGACTTATTACAGGTCGAACCAACTATACAGGACTACGGTGTCCTAGATTGGGATGTAGAATTAGCCAGATCTGAAACTGAAGTTAATCGTGTATTGACAGTTCGTTGGTATCAAGAATTCAGAGCCAAGAATGCAATCAGCAGTGCAACGCCGCTGGACCCAACATTGTTAGACCCAACACAGTGGACACAAGCCACAGTGTATCACGCTCTAGCATATCACATTTTCCCTAAACTAAGCAAGTTCGAAGTAGAGCAAGATAACTTCCAAGTCAAAATGGAATACTATCAAGGCCGCTTTGACCACGAGATGGATCTTTGCCTACGCGAAGGCGTTCGTTATGACGTTAACGAAGACGATACATTCAGTCCAGGGACAGAAACCCAATCTAAGAACACATTAAGGCTAGTAAGATAATGAGTTTACGCAACGATATCATTAAAGAGATCGAGCGCACACTTACTGAAATCGAAGAGCCTCGCATCAACTTTATTACACGCGAACAAATTGAGATTGACAAGATCGCCATTACTCAGTTTCCTGCCGCAGTGGTAATTCTTCGTCAAGAAGATCGTAGCACTGTAACACTGGGTGCTCCAGGTGTTGGCCGCAGACAAGGCACAATACGTATTGACATTCGTGCGTATGTGCGTGGTTCAGAATTGGATCAAAGACGCAATGAAATGCTAGAAGCCATTGAAGAACAACTTGAACTAGACCGCTACTTGGGTCTTAAAGCACAAGGTGTAATGGACAGTCAAATTACTAAAATTGAAATTGTTGATCGTCTTGCACCACTAGCAGAATTATTAATCGAATTAGAAGTCCGCTATAACTATTTGAGAGGAACAGCATGAAATATACAAAAGTAATCAAACCCGGCACTAACAAAAGTCAAATGGTTGAAACAGAGCGTGTTGATTTCTATAGACAATATGGATGGGAGCCAGCAGTAGTAGAAGTTACTGCTAAACTTAAGGCTCCTAAAACGAAAACGGTAATGCCCATACCCGCCGTTGAAGAAGAGGTTGGCAACGATGACATTATAGGAGAACAATTATGACATCATTCGTAGGCAATGCCGGCGCCATCAAGATCAATGGGGCGGCCGTAGCAGAAGTAAGAAGTTATAGTATCGAGATGACCGCTGATACTATCGAGCAAACAGTTATGGGCGACTCAACTCGCCAGTATGTTAAAGGTCTAAGCAGTTTCAGTGGAACAGCAGACGTGTATTGGGATCCAGCACACTTCACAGGCACCAACAACATTGACGGCGAGATCTTCGCATCAGTTGGTGACGCAGGTGCAGCATTGGCCATCTACCCAGAAGGCGATGTAGGTTCTGGCACTGACAAAGTTATGGAAGGTAACATCATTGTTACTGGTTATACTATCAACGGTTCATTCGATGGTATGATCGAAGCAAGCATCAGTTTCCAAGGAACTGGCGCATTAACATACGCAACTACAGGTTAATAGGAGACTAATATGACAGTTTATGTAGGCAACGCTGGCGCAATCACTTTAGATGATGACGCAGGATCAGCACAAACAGTAGCAGAAGTTCGTTCATACAGTATCGAAGCAACTGCTGACACAATCGAAAAGACAATCATGGGCAATAGCACACGTCAGTATGTTAAAGGAATTAGTTCTTTTAGCGGCACTGCTGATGTGTATTGGGATCCGACTCACTTTACCACTGTGGATGCAAATCCAACAGCAGGTAGTGTTGGTGCTACTAACAAGGTTGTTACATTGACAGTTTACCCAACTGGCACAGGCACAGCATGGAGTGGTGAAGTTATCGTCACTGGTTACACAGTTAACGGTAGTTTTGATGGAATGATCGAAGCGAGCATTTCATTCCAGGGCACAGGTTCACTAGGCTGGGCGTAATGACTTTTAAAGTCCAAGTGGTTGGTATTGATCAGACTATTCGTCAGGTCAATGATGAACTTAGGAGCACAGTAAAGAGGTTGGCTGACGATCTCTTTACTGAAGTTGTCAAAACCACTCCGGTAAAAACGGGAGCGGCAAGGGGCGGATGGAAAAAGACTGTGAATGACAGAGATTTTGAATTATCAAATGATGTGCCATATGTTCCAGTCTTAGATAGAGGACGCCATATGACTTCCAGAGGTATGCGAGGCAGTAAGCAAGCACCCAATGGTATTATTGGTCCAAGTTTAAAAACAATCAAAGGAAAAAATTAAATGTCAAAAGTATTAGAAAAAGCAACAGGTCACTTTCGCAACAAGATTTCAGGCGAAATGAAGAGTGTTCATGTTCCAGAATGGGACGCAAAGATTTGGTTCAAGACCAGCATTACTCTTAAAGAGCAAAGCAAGTTGATCGAACTAAGTCAGCAAGGCAAAACAGTTGAAGCACTAGTTGAAAGTCTTATTACCAAGGCTCGCAACGAAGATGGTTCAAAGATGTTTACTCCTATGGACAAAGTTGTTTTCATGAATGAAGTAGATCCTAATGTTATTATTCGTGTTGTTGGTGAGATTAACTTGGCCAGCGGTGACGATGAAAGCATTGAGTCAGTAGAAAAAAACTAACTGGAGATCCGGATCTGATGTTTGCCTATAGGCTGGCAAAGGATCTTGGTCTCCGAGTTACAGATGTTTTCGAAATGACAGTTGCAGAGTTCCAAGGATGGGTCGCATTCTATACTTGGGAACAAAAAGAAATGAAGAAGCAAAGCCAAAGGAGACGATAAGTGGCAGAAACACAAATCAAAATTACGGCCGATACCCGTGATGCAGAACGACAGATTAAAAACCTTGGTCGTGCATTAGAGGATATTGATAATATCGGCAATGGTGCTGCCTTAGCATTGGCTGGTATTACTGCGGCCGCGGCTGCTATGGGCTTTGCTATTTCTAAAACACTTCAAAGCGCAGGTGAACTTGTTGACGCTGCCAATGCCTTAGGCATAAGTGCTAAGAATCTAAGTTATCTGCAACAAAGTGCGCAGTTAGCAGGTATTGAAGCAGGTGAGTTGAATAATTCATTGCGTAAGTTACAAGCCAGTATCGGTGATGCATTGGTCAAAGGCACTGGTCCTGCTACAGACGCATTAAAGCGTTTAGGTGTTCCACTTAAAGAGATTGTCAATCAACCCGCTGATGTGCAGTTGAAGATGATCAGTGAAGCACTGAAACAAATTCCAAACAGTGCAGAACGCAGTGCATTAGCCATGGACTTGTTGGGCAAGCAAGGACCAAGACTTTTAGAAGCCGCTGCTGCCACTGACAGATTAAAGAAAATGATGGAAGACTTAGGTCTTGCATTAAGTGATGTTGACTACGCTACATTAGATGCCGCTGGCGACAGTGTAGATGAATTAACAATGATTTTCAACCAAGGTCTTAAAAAGTCTGTGGCTGAAATTGCTCCTTATATTATTGCTATTGCAGACGAAATCAAAACAGCCATTCAAAATGCAGGCGGATTTGATGCTGTAATGCAAAATGTCAAAACTGCTATTAAAGACACAGCCAATGTGGCATTGATCTTAGTAGGCATATTAACTGTTAGTAAGTTAGCCACAGGTGCAGTAGCATTGACTGCGGCTATTAGACAAGCCGGCACTGCTATGGCATTGTTTAATACTATAGTTAAGAAGAATCCATTAATGTTGGCAGTTGGTGCCGCATTGTTACTATCCAAAGTATTAGGCTTGGATGTAGTAGCCTTGATGGATGAATACACTGGACTTAGTGAAAAAGCCGCAGACAAACAAGCAGACATTGCTACTGAAGTTGCAAATACTGCTACCAAACAAAATGACGCTACTTTAGCATTGGGTCAATACAACCAAGCACAACAAAAAGCCATTGATGCACTTGATGACACTATTGCTAAGATCCAACAAAGTGCAAGTTACGAAAGAGACAAACTTCAATACGGTGAATCAGAAGCACGTATTCGCAAGACTATTGCTGAAGAAAACTCTAAGTTAGAAAAAGTTGGCTTGTCATTAAACCAACAACAAAAAGATAGACTAAGTGATGCAATCCGTGAAGAAGAAAGCATCAAGCGTCAAAACCAATTACGCAGTGAACAAGCCAGTGCAGGCTTTGGTGCTATTATGGGCGGACAAAGCCCAGTTGAATCCGCACTACAAAAGCAATTAGAATACCGCTTGTTAATGGAAGGCAAGAGTGCTGACGATATTAAGAAGATTCGTGAGCAACAGTTTGCCACTGATGAACGTTATCGCAAGATGGGCGAAGCAGCCGTTAATCAACAAGTTCAGAATGTTGTTAACAGTGAAATAGGCAAGTATAACCAACTGTTTGCACTAGAAGAAAAATTTAGAAAAGACCGCAATCAATTATTAGACTTACAAGTCCGTGCTGACGCTGGTGAGATTCAACTTACCATGGAACAACAAAAAGCCTTGCTAGATGCACAGGTCATGTTGGCATTGCAGTTAAGAGATGAGAAACTACGTATCAGTCAGGAATTGAATGATAAGTTGCTTCAAATGGAAGTTAACCGCATTAACAGTGTGTTGATGGCAGAAAAGAATGGTATTGCACAAGTGCTAGGTGAAAGAGACAGCGCACAATTACAAGCCATAGGTGCTCAAGAAAAACAAAAAGCCATTGTGGCGGATCGTATTGCGTTTGAAAAGAAAAGCGATATGGAAAAGGCGCAGTTCGGTATTCAACAAGGCGCACAGATGTTTAGTGCTCTAGGCGCACAAAACAAGAAAGCGTTTGAAGCAGCCAAGGCATTTAACATTGCCAACGCTATCATGAACACTTACATGGCTGCTACTAAAGCATTGGCAACTTATCCATTCCCATTCGGTGCTATTGCTGCCGCAGGCGCAGTGGCTATGGGTCTTGCACAAGTAGCACAAATTCGCGGACAAACATACAGTGGTCGTCAGTTAGGTGGTCCAGTTATGGGCGGCTCAACTTATATGGTTGGTGAGAATGGTCCAGAATTGTTTACACCAAGCACAACTGGTTCAATTACACGCAATGGAGATATTGGTGGCGGACAATCGGTCAACGTAAACTTTACCATTGTCGCTAATGATACACAGGGCTTTGATAACTTGCTAATTAGTAGAAAGGGTCTTATCCGTCAAGTCATTAACGACGCAATGGTAGACTCAGGACAAAGAGGATTCTAAAAATGAGTGGAACATATCCAACAAGCCCAGAATTTGCCAGTGTGGACTTTAAAGTCACTACACCAATGCAAAGCACAGAAACAGTCAACGGACGCAAGCGCCGTGTTGGCTATGGCACAAGTTACTATACCTTTACAGGCAAGTATACTTCTTTGACACTAGATCAAGTAGGTCCTATTCAGGCTTTTATGGCACAACAATACGGTCAACTAGAAAGTTTTCAAATTACATTGCCTAAGATCAGTTACAACAAAGCCGCTGACTACGCACAAGCAGTGGGCAATGCCAAAGTAAAAACAGCAGCCGCAGTGGGTGCGTATCAAGTAGCCCTTAAGGGTCTTGGTGCTAACAAAACTGTGATCAAAGCAGGTGATTACTTTAAGTTTGGTAATCACAGCAAAGTCTACATGGCCACAAACACATTGACCAGCGATGGTTCAGGCGAAGGCGTAATTTACTTTAGTGGTAAGTTAGTTGACCCAGTGGTAGTAGATGAATTAGTAACTATCAACGCAGTGCCATTTACAGTTATCCTAGACAAGGATGTAGACGAGTGGACTGTGGGCATTGGTGGTATGACTAACCTAGAAGTAAGTTTTAGAGAAGTTTGGTAATGAAGAATTATTCAGTAACACACCCAAATGCTCGCAATGCGTTTTACAGTGATTCATTCATCAGCGTGGATCTTGTAGAACTGCATTTGTTTGACTACAGCGGCACAGACGTAAGCAAGTATTACTGCAATGGTGGATATGACATCACCTGGAACTCAACTACTGCTCCTACAGCAGGCGATATTGTGTATCTAAGTCAAGGTGACTTTATTGGATTCAGCGGTGTTGAAGAAAACTTTGATGTTAAGGTAGGCAAGTTCAGCATTGTGCTCAGTGCTATTGAATACGCTACACTCAGCACATTCTTAAACAACGAAACAGAAGGCAGTCGTGTTGTTGTTTACAAAGCATTCCTAAGCAAGACTACTGGTCAAATCCTAGACACACCTATTATGGTGTTTGATGGTCAAATCCATGGTTACTCAGTAAACGAAAGCAGTCGCAGTGCTACAATTCAAATTGACTGCTCTAGTATCTTTGCGGACTTTGAACGAGTCGCTGCTCGCAAAACCAATAATGAATCCAACTGGTTGTTCCAAGGGGTTAAGTATGATACAGCATTGGAAAAGAGTGGCATCATTGCCAACACTGAATACAAATGGGGTCGCTTGAATTGATTTATTTCCAAGTTCCGTCAGGTTGTTTCTTTTTACCTTTCTTCCAAGAAGGAAATTTCCAACCTCTGTTTCGGCCTTTTAGATGTTTGTCTAAATTATTTTCTTGCACAGTGCCATTAACAAGATGGTCTGGATTTACACAACTAGGATTGTCACAGGTGTGCATGACTACTGGTTTAGTATTGTCTAAGCCATCGGTTATGTGTTTCATATATCTGTGGGCACGCCATTGCTTGCCTTCATATCCAAATAAACCGTATCCATCTCGATCAAGACCTTCGCGCCAAAGCCAACAGTCATCTGTTATTTCAATTTTAGAAAAGAATCTAGTGTTAGGATCTGATTTTGGTCGTGCCATAAGTAAAGTATACAATAAAAATACTAAGAGAGCAATTTAAATGGTAATCAGAAGACCACACGCAACTGAGTTGGACTCAACATTAATATTGTTGGAATACCAACGTGACGAATTCGAAATAAGTCAATATGACGAAGACTTTGTCACACAAACTGTAAAAAACTACAACGTCAAAGCAACACACTTTTGGCATAATGCTTACGAAGGCTCAAGACCCATTGGTTGCATTGGCGGATACTTAGTTCAAGGCAACTGGAGCAAAGATCTCTATGCACACTTGCAGTTTTTCTATGTCTTACCGACACACCGCAATCAAGGCATTTACAGTGACATGTTTAAACCATTTAAAGAGTGGACTGTGGCTAACAATGTTGTAAAAATTATTGCAGGAGATCTTGACTTGAACAGTGAGCACATTAATGCTGTTATTGAACAACAAGGCTTTGCAAAGAAAGAAATTTGGATTAAGGAATAATTATGGGATTGTTTAGCGCAATTGTAGGCGGTGTAGTAGGCTTCTTCGTAGGCGGACCAATGGGTGCTGCCATAGGCTTCGGCGCAGGCATGACCAAAGCAGGTGACAAACTTGTTAACAAGGTTATGAACTTTGTTCTCAAGCCATTCATGGGCGACATGGACATTCCAAGTGGTAACGATGCTGCCAGAGAAGAAGGTGTGTTGATTACCAAGCGTGGTGGTGGAACAGAAGCCATTCCTGTAATCTATGGTTTTAGACAAGTAGGCGGAACTATTGTTTACGCTGAAACAGGCAGCACAGAAAACAAATACCTATGGGTTGCTTACGCATTGAGCGAAGGACCAGTAGAAGGTGTTTACGAAATCGAAATTGACGACACACCAATCGGCACACCTGAATTGATCGGTGCGCTTAACCGCGGTGAAACAGTTGATGTAGCCAAGGGCAAATATGCAAATCGTGTGCGTATGCAGTTTTGGTATGGTAAGCAATTTGGTATTAACGCCAGTGGTAGCCCTGTTGGTCAACACAGTTTGCTCAGTGCAGCACCGGGTTGGAA